GGGGTGGTGTTTTCCATTGAAGGAATGGGATCGGGTGTTGGTGCTGCCGAAGCAGCTTCATCAGTAGGCTCCAGCGATCGGCCGATGCCTACGGTTTTGTCCGCCGGTACAGAGACCACGGAGATCTCATACGGCGACCAAGCAGTAGCAACAAAGTCGCCACTGCCACGCTCCTCCATTTTGTCGATGGAGTAGCCGAAGGAAACATTCCTAAGAATGCCGTCCTTCACATCACTCAGGATTTCCTGAGCGAATGCATTGCGGCTGAACCGCACACGTGCATAACCACGGCGGCGTTTGCCGTCGATGTACGCGCGCTCCACAACACCGATCACACGATCAGGGTTGTGGTTGAACAACAGCGGAGCGCTGTCATTCAGGCGACTAAGATCAGCCGCCTTCGGCTCATGGCTCAGGATTTCGTTGCCGAAATATCGAGCCACCGGATACTCCGAGCTAAATGGAAACTCGAAGGTCCGATCCTCAACAGAATCAAACTCGACAACCTCGCTCCGCTTGTACTTGCCTTCCATCGCCCGAAGCGTTGGGATCTTCGTCAGCGTTGAGAACTTATGGCCGACCAGCGTCTCGGTCGCCTCCCATCCCTCGTCGCCTTCGCTATAGATCCGAATCAGTGCAGCAGGATCTTCAGCGCTTGCATCGATGCTGAACTCAGTGCCAGGCACGCCAAGCGTGCCCTCGCGCATCACATGCTCAATCCGACCGCGAGCAGTGCCACCACTCGAATCCCAACGCACGAAGTCGCCTTCCTTCAACGCATCAGGCTCAGCGCGCTCAGCTTCGCCATCGCCAGTGGCCTCTTCAAATTCGATCGGATCAAACCCGTGCTCAGCAAGCCATGCACGCGCCTCGGCTGGGCTGTACTGCGAACTGCGGAATCGAATGGCCTGAATCTCGCTTTCGCCTTCCTTGATCCCATAGATGAAATCAATTCCCGAACCGCCTTCGTCATTGACGCGCCGCAGCGAATCGTATTGATCGGGATCCTTCAATCGAGCGGCGTGCTCATTCGGATAGGGGCGCTCTAACTCCACGGCGCTTCTGTCTTGTATTGCCTTGATTCTATCGGCATTGGATGTAGGCAAATCTGCAGCGGCATGTGACGCCATCAGTCTCCCTGCAGCTGCTCGCTCAGATCCTCAGTCCCTTCCTCCTCGGGATACTCCTCCTCCTCGGCCATCGGTGGCTCAGTTTCCTCAAACGGTGCCTCAGTGCCCATCGGCCTTGCAGCCTGCACAGCGCCGCCTTCAGTCACCTCACTCGGATCCGTATCGGTGACGATGTTCAGCTCATCCAGCAGCGCCAGCTCGTTCTGACGCATCAGCAGCACATCATCCAGATCGCCACCTTGCTCTGCAATGACCTGTGAAAGGGTCTTGAAACCGCACCTCACAGCGGTCTTATAGGCATCCACCTCTTTCTGCGGATCCACCCATTCCCAGCTCCTGGGCACCCACTTGCTAGCGCGATAGCGGTCAGGGTTGCTCTCATAGCCAGGCAGGCTCAACGCACCGCTCAGCACCGCCATCTCCAGCCATGCGTTAAACACCGGCTGGTGGAAGTTCTCGATCATGTACCGCTGCAGCACGCGATAGGCATCGCGCTCCTCCAGCAGGCTCAACCGGCTGCTGCTGTAGTTGCTCTCCGAGAAGTTCTTGCTGATGCTTTCAAAGCTCACGCCGATGCCAGCAGCCACAGCGCGCAGCATCGATCGCGTGAATGGCTCCAACTGGCCGTCGGGTGCGTTCATGTCGGGCACCGTCACGGTCTGGCCGGGATCCAAATACTTGAACACCCCAGGCTGGAACTCGCTCACGCGCTCGCCTTCGTAGACCTCATCAGCGGTCAGCTCACCCTCAGGGCTAGTGATAAATCCCATCAGCGCACTGCTCGCCCGAGCACGCACCAGCTCAGCCTCCTCATAGCCCTGCAACATGTGCAGCCGCATCAGCGCCGAAGCGAACCAAGTCACGCCCCTGGTCTGTCCAGGACGCTCTGGAATAAACAGATGGATCACCTCATCAGCCGGCACCCGAATCCGGCGACCGTTGGTGCGAGCATTGCCCGCATAAGTGTCACCAGGGTGGTTTGCATAGAAGTGGTAAGCCTGCGGCCGCAGATACTGGTCCACCTCGATGCCCATCCGCACCGTGTTGCCATCCCTGGCCTGCGGCACATCGTCATCGATCAGGTAGTCCGCCTCCAGCAGCTGCAGCGCGAACGGCACCTTGGAATCACCAAACGGCCGGCGGATCATCCGAATGAAGATCTCGCCACTTTCAGCCAGGCTCCGCACCGCCAGGCGCTCAATGTCGTGGAAGCCAAGAATGCCGCTCACATCACAGCGGTCTTTGTTCATCCACTTCTCAAACGCCTCATGGATCTGGGCGTTCATCGCCTCATCCAGCCGGCCGCCACGCAGCATCCGCACCTGCCCCTGATGCCGGATGCCGTGGCCGATCACATTGTTCTGGATCGCGCGTAGAGCCTGCTTCGCATAGTCGTTATCGCGGCACAGCTGGCGCGCCCGGTTGCGCAACGCCTTAAAGCTCGACTTGATCTCGCTATCTGCGCTAGTGCCACTGGTCACCCAGTCGCTGGTCAATCTGCTAACACGCGCACCCATGTACGCCCGTTGCCGCGGCCGAACCGGCTCGAATCCCATCGCCTTAAACAGCCGGGTACGGAGTCCCATCAGAACCTCACGAACAGATTGAACGGATTGCCAAGACCATTAGCAATCATCTGCGCCTTTTGCTCGCGATTCACATCAGCCTTCAACTTTGTCTCAAGCGCCAGCAAATCGCTTAGGTCGTACTTGCTCAAGCTGCGATTACCAATCGTGTACTGCTTGACAACGCCGCCATTCAAGATCGCGCGGATCGCCGCCTGCACTGCGTCCAGATCCTTCTGCGCCTGCGTCCGGCCATCCAGTGCTGCAGGAGTGCCCGAATAGCTCAGCGCTGCCAGCACCAGCGATTGCCCACTGCCCAAGGTGATCGTGCTGCCGGTCTTGGTTGCAACGGCCTGCCAATACCAGGTCCCAGCGTCGAAGCCAGAACTGGTGCCGGCCGCGATGCTGAACTCCCACCCCGTCCCATAGGCGGTGCCCACCACGGTGGCGCCCTCGCTTGCAGCGTTGAATCGCAGGTAGTAAGTCAACGTATAGCTGGCGCTATCGACCGTATTCCCCAAATTGTCGACGCCAGCAACATCCCGCCACTGGATCGTGTCGCCTGCCCTGATTTCGCTCGGGATGTTCACGGCCTACCAGTTGCTGACGAAGCCACCAGCAACCGCAGAAGCCGGCTGCTTCTTCGATCTTAGCGGCGTCTTCTTACCTTCTTCCAACTGCTGCCGTAACTGATCCCACATCGTCGCCTGATTCATCCTGCGCGAATAAATCAACAACGCCGCATAGCCATAAACCGCACAGTCGAGCGCCTCATTTCGATCACCCGCCTTCTTGACCCATTCCCGAATCTGAAACCCCCGGTGGTATCTCAGCGCCTGCCTCTCACTGGTCAGTTGCTTGAAATACTCCGCATCCGCCGCCATGCCGAAGTTCAAGCTGCCAGCTGTCTCGTTGTGGCGCAGCCTTCCGAACAGCGTCGTCTTGATCGTGTCAGTCCCCAGCTGATACAGCACCACACCCTTCTTCAGGACCTTGCCGCGCCAGTTCACGTCCACCTTGCTGCCCTTACCCACCGCCGGGCTGTTTCTCCTGCTGCTTCCCTTGATCGCCACCACGCCCTGGCGCACACGCTCGCGCACATAGTTGTAGACCTCATGCGTGCAGTGGCCGCCAGAGTCAATCGCCATCTGCGCGATCTTTAGCTCCTTTCCGCCAGCTGTTGCCCACCCAGTAGCAAGCACCTGGTCCAGCTGCTTCCACACATCCACCTGGGTCGGGTCGCCAATCAGCTCCTGGTGCCACACCAGCCAGCCGGTCTCACCCTCACCCCAGCCCCACACACTCACCGCCAACCTGTTGTCCTGCACGTCGACGCCAGCGGTCAGCAGCACCACCCCCTCAGGGCATGTGCCCGGCTCATACGCCAACCGCTTCGCCATCAATCCATCCGCATTCACGGCCGCGGCGTAGTCCTCCTCCCACGTCTCCGCCAGTCGCGTATTCACAAACGCCTTCAGCGCCGGCGCATCACCCTTGGCCCGCAAGAAATCATCGACCAGCTGCTCCCAGCTGCACCACCCCAGCGGGCTATACAAACCCGACAGGTGAAATCCCGCAGTCTTGCCATCGCTCGGTGCAGTCGCGCGCCACTCACCAGCAGCGAGCATCCGCGGCTTATGCACCTCCTCGAAGCGCTCGCCGCATTTCTCGCATTCATACCTCGCAGTTGACGGCCTGCCCTCCCCCCACTTCAACCTCGACCACTGCAGCCATTGCATCTCCCCGCAACATGGACACGGCACATAGAACCGCCGCTGATCACTGCGCTGATACTCCGCCTCGATCCGGCTGAAGTCTTTCACCGTTGGCGTACTGGTCAGCAAAATCTTCCGCCGCGCGAACGTCGTCGTCCGCCTTTCCGCCAGTGCAACCGGATCACCCTCCCCATCCACGTCGCTCGGGAAGGCATCGATCTCGTCTGCGAACAAATACCTACAGGGCGCCGATCGCAAACCCGTCGCACTATTTGCACCAGTCAACAGCAGGATGCCGCCCTGATACTCCTTCGAGAACATCGTGTTCCCAGAGTCCCTAGCCCGCGCAGGTGAGATCTTCTCAGCCAGGCATGGCGTCTCGCTGATCAAACTCTCTAGTCGCTGCTTGCTCAACCTCTTGGCCATCTCCACCGTTGGCTGCACACACAACATCGGACCAGGCGCATGGTCGATCACATAGCCAAGCCAGTTGCTGCCCGCCTCCGTCTTGCCCGTCTGCGCCGCAAACTGCATCACCACCCGCTGCACTGAACTGGTGCTACTCAGACAGTCCATTGGCTCCCTGAGGTAAGGCGTCCTTGACGTGCGCCACGGTCCAGGCTCAGCGCTTGCCTTGCTGCTCAGCTTCCGATACCGATCCGACCATTGCGAAACCGTCAGCGGCTCCTCAGGCCGCAGGCCGTCCATGAACCCAGCACGCCACGGGCTAACCATCAGCAAGCTCCACCAGCGCCGCACGGTGCTCATCAGTCAGCACCTGGTGGATCACAGCCGGATCAGTCTCACCCGCCAGTTGGTGACTCAGGCGATCGGCCAGGTTGCTCAGCGCTTCACGCACGCTCCTGCCCAGCGCAAACGCCTCCTTCTTCACCTCAACAGCAGGCACCAGCTCGCGCCGCTTCAGGTCAACCTCCAGCTTCGCCAGCTCTGCCTGATAGTGCTCACGCCGCGCCCTGCTTTCGTTCAGCTCCGGGATCAGATCATCAGGCAATCCAGCGACGCGACGCTTCAGCTCGCCAGCATCACGCGGTGGTGGCGCAACAGCATCAGGCTCATCCACCTTCGCGTTGTTGTTCTTCAAGGTGTTCTTGCGCCATAGCTCCAGAGCTAGGTCGCGATCAAGCCACTTCTTTTCATCTTTGACAACAACGGCAGCGGCGATCCTGCTTTTGCTCGCATGTGTGACCGCTGCCTTGGTGCAGCCTTTGATCACCGCGAACTCCGCAAACGTGACAAGCACGCAGTTAAATGCCGCTAGTTTCTCTTAACTCATACTAAACGCCCACTAAACTGCTGTGGGGATCTCACGTTTGCGATTGCTGAGATCCCTTGCGCTGCAAGGCTTTAGAGGGTTCGAGGGCTGGCGCTAACTCTTTTATGCGCGCTTGCGATAACC